TCATGATGTTGACTTTGTACTGGTCGATTCTCTGATGACCCTTGCAATGTCGTCCGATGATTGGAATGGGCAGAAGGATATCGTGTGTTCGCTGGCTAACTGTGCCAGGAACCTTGACCTTCACGTAATGCTAGTCACCCACGCCAGGAAAGGGCAGTCAATCAAGGATCGGCTGGACAAATGGAGTGTGGCTGGATCGGCAGACATCACCAACAGAGCAGACAACGTTATCATCCTTGGTCGCTTGTTTGAGATGGACGGTGCTGATGCCTACATGAGCCTTGCCAAGGCCCGACACTTTGATGGTGCTGAGATGGACGTAGACCTACGCTTTGACATGGAGTCACTGAACTTTTACTTAAACGGGGTATACCCCCAACAAATAGGAATGACAATGGACACAGCAGGGCCAACAGCAGGGCCAACAGGCGATCTGCACTCAGTGGGGCTGAATTAAATGACCATCGACAAGAGTTTGTACCATATCTATAAGATCGGTAATGACTTGATCCACTTTGACGTAGACCAATCATCATGGACGATAGATCAAATCAGCGACATGGCAGATATGCTCAAGAACTTTGTGCTTGACACAGATATTGAGGAGTTCAAACGCCTTGGACGCTTTGACATAGTGGAGAAACTAACCCGTGACACCAAGTAGTGGGAAGAACAAGGGTCGTTCGCTACAAAAATGGATCGTCAGGCTCATACTTGAGCGATTCCAAAGCCTAGACCCAGATGATGTAACCAGTAGATCGATGGGATGCAATGGAGAGGATGTATTATTTTCACCCAAGGCAAGAGCCTACTTCCCCTTCAGTGTAGAGGCGAAGAACTGTGAAAAGCATAACGTCTTCAAGGCCTATGAACAGGCCTGTGCCAATTGCCCTGATGACTACGAACCGCTTGCAATTTTAAAGAAGAACCGTTCACGACCTGTAGCGGTGGTCGATGCTGAATGGTTCATTAGAAACTGGAGAACCAAAAGATGATGAGAATAGCAAACCCTGTTTGGAACAGTCACATGAGCCGTATTGATCGGTTGTTTGATGACTTCAAAATGGCACAACTGCCAGCAGATGGAGATGTAATAGAGCGATCACGGATCGTGACAGAGAAATTCAAGGTGGTACACCAAGACAACGGGGAAATCAGACTGATCCCTATCACAGAGGACGAAGATGAATAACTACGAACGACAATTAAAACGACCTTTCCCCATCGGATCGGTATCATTCCGTAAAGGCCCCGGCGGAAGTAAAGAACTGGCATACATCACAGCCCGTGATGTCATGCAACGCCTTGATGAGGTGTTCGGAGTGGATGGCTGGTCTGATGAATACGACTACATCGGAGGCCGTATCATATGCAAACTGTCAGCCCGTATGAAGGGCAACTGGATAACCAAGTCAGACGGAGCCGATGACACCCAGATTGAAGGAGCCAAAGGGGGAATCAGCGATGCTCTGAAGAGGGCAGCAGTTAAGTACGGAGTATTCCGCTACGCCTATCACCCCGGAGCATTCAATGGACGTACACCGTCAGCATGGGCCACCCCAGAGGGCTATGACAAACTGATGGATGACCGGGAGTCAGGTGAAGTAGCCGACTTCAAAGCCAAGTTGAGTTCGGTATGATCAGGTTCATGAGGAAGTACCAGACTGCAATTGGTATGGTACTGGCACTGTTTGTGTTCGCCCTATTCTCAATGTGGCAACCAGCCAGAGCAGCAGAACTACCAGAGAATCTAACCTTCCAGCAACAGATGTTTGGTTTGATTTGTGGTACACCTGAGGACTTGAGGGATGAACTGTTAAACACCCACGGTGAAGTACCAGTGGTAGCAGGACTGTTAGACGGTGGTACACAGTGGATCATGTATGTGTCTGAAGATAAGAACACCATGTCCTTTGTCATCCACAAGTCAGACACCGAAGGGTGTCTTGTATGGTCTGGCAACAGTGAGTTAGGGCAAGCGTTCATGTTGAACCCGAACCCCGACTTCCCAGCAAAAGAAACATCTACTAAGGAATGGAATTCATGACAGAATTTAAAACAGAGATCGGCCTCAACATATTCAAGGCGAAATACGCTCAGAATAAGTATGAAACATGGGCTGACAGATGCCACACAGTAATCAACTCAGTGTGTGGTGATGTCGGTGGAACCAAAAACAAACTAATGGACAAGGCAGACGCTGACCAGTTGATCCAGTACATGAGGGAGTTCAAGTGGCTCCCAGGTGGACGGTATCTGTGGTACGGTGGGCGTAGTGCCAGGTTCTACAACAATTGCTACCTACTGAAGGCAGAGGAGGACAGTCGGGAAGAATGGGCAGACCTGTGGAAAAGAGCAGGCTCCTGTTTGATGACCGGCGGAGGGATCGGTATTGATGTCTCCATGTTTAGGCCGAAAGGTAGGACACTTTCAAAAACGGGGGGAGTCTCCTCAGGACCTATTCCGTTTCTTTTAGCAACAAATGAGATTGGCAGAAACGTTATGCAGGGTGGGTCAAGACGATCAGCCATGTACGGAAGCATGAACTGGAGACATGAAGATGCCAGTGACTTCCTGACTGTCAAGAACTGGAGCGACGAAACCAAAGCAGCAAAGGTACAGGACTTCAATGCCCATGCCCCACTAGACATGATGAATGTGTCACTGAACTATGATGACGCTTGGTTGCAAGACCAATCCAATCCGGTGTTCATGCAGAATGTCAAACAAGCCATGATGACAGGGGAACCAGGGTTTAGTTTTAACTTTGGAGTACACCAGAATGAGACACTCAGGAACGCCTGTTGTGAGATCGTATCGGAGGATGACTCCGATGTGTGTAACCTGTCCAGTGTGAACCTTGCCAACATTGAGTCCATTGAAGAACTCAAGGATGTGGTAGGTCTGGTCGCTAAGTTCCTGGTCTGTGGTTTGATCAGAGCAGAGTTACCATACAAGAAGATCGAAGAGGTACGCCAACGTAACTCCCGCCTGGGCCTTGGCCTGATGGGCATACATGAGTGGCTCCTCAAACGTGGTGAGCAGTATGGTGTCACAGATGAACTCAAGCAGTGGCTCAAGGTATATCGTGATGAGTCCAAGAGGTCAGCAGACATCCATTGTGATCGCCTGTATATCAACCGACCCAAAGGGTACAGAGCAATCGCCCCTACTGGAACAATTTCTATGCTTGCCGGTACTACCAGTGGCATCGAACCAGTGTACAGCGTAGCCCTAAAACGTAGGTACTTGACTGATGGAACCAGATGGAAGTATGAGTATGCCATCGACGGTACAGCCCAGGCTTTGATCGACCAGGGTATCAGCCCAGACAAGATCGAAACAGCAGTAGACTTAGCAGCAGAACCCCAACGTAGGATTCAGATGCAGCATGATGTCCAGGCCTATGTAGACCAGGCTATCAGCAGCACCATTAACCTGCCTCAGTGGGGCTCAGAGTTAAACAATGAGGATTTGATACCTCAGTATGCAGCACTCATCCAGAAGTACGCCAAGGGCCTTAGAGGGCTCACAGTGTACCCAGATGGTAGCAGGGGTGGACAACCCATCACAGCAGTGCCGTATGAAGAGGCTTTAAAGAAGACAGGAGTAGTGTACGAAGACAACTCTGAAGAGCAGTGTATGTCAGGGGTATGTGGCATCTAATGAGCAGTTGCCTCACCCTGATTATTATTATGTCAGCCATGGTAATTGGGTTTGTTATCCTTATGCATAGGTCAACAGAGACAAGAACCATGGATTATGAATCAGAGAATACCAGACTCCGAAGAGAGTTATATGACCAGGAGCAGACCATTCAGAAATGTTACGATAAGTTTGCAGAAAAAGAATGAACGAAGAAGACTACATGATGCAACAAGAGTATCACCAACAGGATCAATTGATCCGCCAACAACTAGAGGAATCTAAAATGGATAAGTATGTACAGAAAGATGGAACCGTAAGCCTTTTCTCCAACGACAAGGAAGGCAACGACAAGCGTCCGGATTATACCGGCAACATGAAGACCCCGGATGGCAAGGAGTTCAAAATCTCCCTGTGGAATTCGGTATCCCAGAAGGGTACTAACTACTTGAGTGGTAAGGTTGATATTCCTTACAACCCAAACGGTGATGCACCCTCCCAGGGTTCGGGCTCTGACGCAGTTCCTTTCTAAGGATGCAAATAACCTATCATGATGGAGAGGTCGTTGACCTCTCCTTTGATAGGACCTTACATGCATATAGGGTACAGGGTAAGCCTGTGCCCTCAGCAACCAAGGTCCTTGGAATCATAAACAAACCAGCCTTAATTCCGTGGTCACTCAAGATGGGTGCAGAATGGTTGGAGAAACACATGTTCATGGATGAGGAGGATTCCCCATCAGGACTGTTCACTTACACATCAAGGCTTGGCATTGAACAGGTAGCCAAGGGAATTAAATCAGCCTACCGTGGAACCAGTGGCAATGCCTTAGAGATAGGCAACGACACCCACAAGTGGATTGAGTTAGCACTTGAGCAGTTCATGGCAGAGGATGGCAAGTTCGGTGATGACAATCTACCAGAGAAACCTGAGGGCGATGAGACTAACAACTCAATCAATGCCTTTGAGTCATGGGTAGCAGACAATGACATCGACTTCATCTCATCTGAGGAGAAGATATACAGCAGGGTTGATAACTATGCCGGTACATTAGACTGTGCTGCCGTGGTCAATGGCTCCCTGTGTATCGTAGATTGGAAGACTTCCAAGGGAATCTATCCAGAGTACCACCTTCAGAATGCAGCCTATGCCAAGGCATGGGAAGACATTCACGGTGGCCCTGTATTACAGACCCTAGTCCTTAGACTAGACAAGTTCACAGGCAGATACCAGGAAGGGTATCAATCCACAACTGAGTGGAACAAAAACTACGACACATTCGTACATGCACTTGGACTATTCAATGGTCTGAAGGGGTTGAAATGATTAAGGATGAGATGGAGATAGCCCATCAGATAGCCTTCCATGTGAACACTGCCTTGTCCATCCTGGATGAGGTGGTTGAACACCACACAGTAGACATTGATATACTCAGTGACATCATGTATGACCACATGGCAGACTCAGATGATGAACGTGAAGAGGCAGTATGGAAAGCCATCAGGCAATACACTGCATAAGTATATCTAAATGTACGAATATACAGGTAGATGTATAAAAAATTACAATCTGAATTAGTTGCACTTAAGAGAACCGGTGAATTAGATGACCTATAGAGAAGACAGCATCACCTGGGGAGTGGCCTCCGCCTTTAACATGGGCAGGGTAGCCAACACCGACTACAGGTTAGAGAGATCAAGGAATGATGACAGGTCGTGGAGTTACAACATCAGCAACGACAGTCTGACGTACCTACATGTAGACGATAGGAAGTTTGCATCGATGGGTGAAATGGAAATAGCAATATGGAAATGGATACATGAAAGAACCAACAAGTAAGACACCACCACACTATAACTTTGCAGTCCAGCCAATAGAATACATCATGGCTAATGACCTGGGATTCTGTGAGGGCAGCATAGTTAAATACATAACCAGGTACGAACAGAAAGGTGGGGTGGCTGATCTAAAAAAGATCATCCACTTCTGTGAGTTCCTAATTGCAAGGGAGGAAAGATGATTGGAGATATTGTAATCGTAGCAATGACGATTGTCTTGTTCTGGCCTTTACTTTTCATCCCCTTGTTCGCCATGCTTATGGTTGTAGCGTTCATTCAGGATGGTTATAACGGGTACCATGGTAGAACCTATGACCCACAACTTAGGGAGTACAAATGATAGTTGAATTGAGTTGGTATGAAATGGACATGGCAATACTGGTTGGAGTCAACCGTGAGACATCGTCCTGGCGCAAGAACCGAAAGCACTCAGCAGGGTACAAGCCTAAGGACCTGTTTGACACAGGGATCAAGGCAGCAGGTTCAGAGATAGCGGTCGCTAAATCACTTGGATTGTATTGGGATGGAAGTGTCGATACCTTTAAGGATAAGGCTGACGTTGGAAACAAAACTGAGGTACGAATGACCTCAATGAGGGAGCCGAAACTTATTGTACGGCCTAATGACTATGACTCCAGGGACTATGTTCTAGTCAGGGATTTGTGGCAGCATGGCTTTAACCCCAAGTATGAGATACTAGGGTGGCTGTCTGGATTCGATGCCAAGCAGAAGGAGTACCTTACCGACAATGGAAATGGAAGACCACCGGCATACTTTGTGCCGATGAAATATCTAAGATCAATGGAGGATTACGATGGAACTAATTAGTCAAGACTATATCGCTAGTCAGACTAAACGACCGTCAACTGACGGATGGTATAACCTTGTGATTGATTTCATGAGAACCAAGGCTAGCCCCAGGCTAACCAGGGAAGGTGTCATGTGGGAGAAGAGGCTTTATGAGCAAGCCATCCGATGGCCCTTTAAGTAAGGAAGAGGTAGCCTCTGAGAGGAGGCTACACTTTGCCCGTCACTGTTGGATCAAGCGTAAGCAGATACACAGGTGCAGGGATGGCAAGGATAGAACCTGGAATGAAATCTTTTTTATCTTGGAAGGTATTACTTTAGGTAAGTACGCATCTATCAAGAAGAAGGAGAAAGATTGTAAAACTCCAGTGAAGTAATACAACCGGCAGGGAAGGCGGAGATTCCGTATGGTCTTCCGTCTTCCCCAAGGCTGTTTCCCACCTTAACAGTGCTCTCATCCTGGGAGTATAACCAACCAATTGTAGAAACCTCAATAGGGTTAACCTCATCAGGGTCCTCCCAACCAGCAGTAGCCGTGATGTCAAGCCATGTCACTATGACCAGTGGGTAATCACTCACCATTCAATCTCCTTTTTAATGCAGCAGTTTTCTTACGGATGTCAGCCTTGATAGCATCCATCTGTCTCTTCTTGCTCACCTCATCTATGCCTGTGTTGGCGTTGAGTTTTCTGAGCCTTCTCTTCAGCACATCTATCTGGCCCTTGTACTTGCCCACTATTCTCTTGGCTAACTTCTTATCATTCAGTGGCTCAACTCTGATGCCTACGTTAGATAACCTGGCTGTGATTGGAGTGTAGTCATCCCTGTTAGGGGTTGTCTTACCACTGTCTGCTCTGTCTACCTTGTCGGTAGCCCAGGTCTTCAAGTCACCCAGTTGCATACCCTGCCAGTTAGGCAGTACGTTCCTGATTACTGTATCCAACTTGTCCCCGGACTCAACCTCAGTACCCAAGCCAGTGTTGATGCCTATCATTGGTGCTATGACCGCTCCTGCTAGGCCACCACTTGGCTGTACGAAATCAGGTACGCCAGGTATCTGACCCACCCCACCTTCAGACATACTCAATTTACCACCGGCTAAATCTCTTTCAACATTCAGTGACTGAACATCCTTTGAACCAGGTGCTATGATATCCGTAATGAACTCAGGCAGTGCAGTCCTGGCATTAGGCATCCAAGGCATACCAAACATACCATTGGGTTCTACCCTGTTGCTGATAGTATCCAGTTTA